AACATGACAATAGGATTCACATATGCAAATGCACAGAATCCACAAAATCATAAGTGGATGTTAGAGTTTAGAAGAAATAAAAACATCTTTTGGGCGTTACACTTCCTTGGTATATCAGTAAACAAGGTACCTATACAAACTATAAGTTGGTTTGATGGTATATATCATGGTAGGTTTATAGTAAATAAACAAGACATAGCACAGACAATAGAAAAAAAGCCCGGATTTGTAGAATTACAAGGAAAAGATTTAAAGAGAAAGATAGCAAAGGGTAACACTGATTTGATACCAGACGGTGTAGATAGAATAAGATTACGATTTAATGATACGTGTGGCTCTATAGCAAAAATTACTTTATATCCGAACTCAATAGGTAGTCTAATCATCCCTTTTTCAGGATCAAACTCTAATTGTTTAATAAAAGACTTTACTTGTCGAAAAGACTTCAAGTTTGTTGGTGCCATAAGACATAAATAGTATGTCTTAGCGTAATATAAACGTTTTAGTCTAAACTTAAGTATGTTGTCTTCTTTTTAGTGGGTGGTCTGCCTATTTTAGCTGGTGTTGGGTCCTCTTCTACGGTATTTGCAAAATATAATGTACCAGATTTACGTTCAACGGTTGGCCATGTATCAATCATGTCTCCTGCCTCATCTACAGTCATTCCATGTTTGTAAACCAATGTCTCCATCCAAAATTCCTTACTATGAGCTATAGAATCAACTGATTTTCCTGATTGATTGAATACTCCTGACTGTTTTCCTCCCGGAGAGGGATGTCCTTGACCTACACTCCCACTATCGGAAGGCCTCTTGTTGTGAGGAGCTCCTTGTCTCGCTGGTGTCTTGTCGGTGCTTCCAGCTTTGCCCGGTCCTCTACCTTTTCCTGCTCCTCCTTTACTATCACTAGATTGTTGACCACTATCTAGCATAGGCATCTGTTCAAATGTTGGAACCTTCCCAACTTTCCATTCTCCTTGGTGTGTTCTTTCAACTGGGAATCCCATTTGTTGTAATTGTGCATGATTAGCAATATCTCGCGCCTCAATTTCTTTATCTCGTAGCTCATCTGCTTCTTCGCCTCCTTTAAGTTGAATAATCCAATCATCAATACCTAATTCTTCTGCTAATCTATCAAAAAAGTTGTCTCGAAGATAATCTTGTGCAAATTTAATTGCTCTATTTGTAATTGTTACTTGTAATCCTTCATTAGCCCATCCTGCTGCTAACTCGCCGTAATACAAAGGTAAAACACCATACTGAGCACCAATAATTTGTCTTAATTCTTTTCTTATCTCAACAAATTGTAATTCTTTTAAACTTCCAGTAAAATCTAACCACTGTGCCATATTCTTTCCTCCTTTTTCACTCTCAACCATTAATGGATGTATCATATATGGGTCTTCTATTGCACGTTGCTCTAATGCATTCCAAGCTTTACGGAATGTTTCGTAGTTCCTAGAAGCAATGACTAGTAAACCTCTTGGTGGTCTCATTTTGTCGAAATATTTTCTAATATATTCATCCATATGTGAAAGAGCCATCACTTTTGACCATACAGCATAGATAGGACTATAACCATAAATCATACCGGGTTTATATTTACCAGCTTTCCATATTACCTCACCCTCACCATAGATAACTCTCTTAGGCTGGGGAATACCAATACTATAAATAGAGCTTACTTCCATAATAGCCCTCAAAGCTCTAACTGGAACTGGATGTCTTTTACAAAATGGTTCAGTTAATCTTTTATCTCTATGTTCGAACTTTGGACATATGTATACGGGAATTCTTTTATCATCAAAACCTATTCTAGCATCAGAGTCTGCTATCATGGCTACTTGGGGGGGGTCTATTCTTAATGCTTCCTTAATTTCATAATCATCTATCTCACCAGTCTTATCATTAATATTATAATTCTTCATTAAAAGAAGATAGCCTGCATCAGCAACTTCTAAATCTCTTTCTAACATTCTACCTACATCAATTAAAGTTTGATTGTTGTTGTTAATAGGATGTCTGTATAAACTCTCTAATAGTTTTCTATGCTGAGGAACAGGTCTTACTAAATCAGTACTCTCACAACTGTCACATTTAACTCCTTGCTCTTTCTTACCCTTACCTTCTCTTGTCCCTACCATCTCTTGTTCATCTGATTTTGTTTTGCCGCTTTTGCCGCCTTTGTCTCCTCCCGGGTGTGGATTAGTATTACCTTCTGGCTTATATTTAAATTCTTTACCACAGTTTAAACACTTGTATTGGAATCTCTCAATTACTTCCATACCATTTTTAAAACTCTCTCTATTTATTGTCTCTATTGGAATCCTTAATGCATCTATGTTATCTGCTAACTCATAAATCATTATTAAGGGAAATGGAAATATCGGAAGCTTTGCACCTGTATCTGTTGCCATATAAGGCTGCATGATTGCAGGACGAGATGTAGTTTCTGTCCAACTCTTTAGTACAGGACTACCAGCTCCATCGCCGGGATGCATACTAACATCTACACTATAAGGCATTGCACCACTTTCACCAATACCTTTAGCAGTAGCAGCTATTTCATGAGCCCTTGGTTCATAACCAATAGTCTTTGCAACTAATCCGGGATCGTTGTATTGATTGACTCCCATTGAGCCTGTAGCACCCTTTCTGATAAACCTATCAAAAATACCCATATCCTAACTGCCCAAATCTGCTATATATAGTTTAAGGAATAAAAAGCAATAAACTAATTATTTTCGAAGAAAGTACAAACAGCGTACTTGCTCTCAACCAATTCTAGTTGCGAACGCAGTTCATCCTTCATGTCGTGTAAGACTTCAAGCTCGTCATGAATACTCGATATCCGAGCATCAATATCCATCATATTCACAGCAATAGTCTCCCTATCCAACACGTCATATATAAAGGGGTCCGTAATATAAATCTATTGTGTTAATATTAATATTGCTTGATCAATCAAGTTTTGAAGATTGTCAATAGAGGTTTGCAATATAAAAGTCTCATCTTCAAGTACAATTAATTGGTTAGTTATTGTGTCTATTGCAGATTCTAAGAACATTATCTGTATTCCTGCTTCAGTTAATTGACCTTGTAAAACAATTACAAATTCTTCTAATATTGTTTTCTCATTCTGAAGAACTAATTTCTGTGCATCTAAATCATTTACTCTTTGTGCTAAGTCTGCAATTTCAGCATCTAAAGCATCATGTGGATGATCTGGAATTGGCTCTGGTACGGGATCAGGCTCTGGTTCTGGAACAGGATCTGGTTCTGGCTCTGGTACTGGATCGGGAATTGGATCAGGATCAGGTGGGGGAGGAATTATTACTGTTCCTTCAATTTCAACAAAATGTGCTATTACGTAGTTAGCTGTTGATACACCTCTTTGTTTTATAATATTTTCAAATCCACCATATGAATTTCTTAGAGCTGCATCATAGTTACCTGATGTATCACCTTGAATTGTACTCATCCTTTTAGTTATAGCTGAAAGATCATCGTTAAATAAGTTTGATTCAGTAGTTCTAAAAAAGTTACCACGATATGTTTTCATAGCTATCCAATAATCTTCTCCCACTGTTAATTCTACACTACCTATAGGAAATCTATACCATCCGGTTTCTGTTGGAAATGGGTGTTTAGTATTTTTACAATGATAACAATTTTGTTGTCCTATTTTTATTGCTCCTCTTGGATCACTATCATTATCTCCTTGATAAAGCGTAACAGCTACAGCAGGATATCCGTAGTGTGGAAGTTTAATCACATAAACCCAAATTGCACTAGCAGTAGTATCTTCTGATACCTCAAAATGTGTAAGCCGCCAACCACCCAAACTAATTTGTTTAGCATTTGCTAATCCGGGAATATCACTAATACCTATTGAGTTTGTATTCTCTGGAACTGGTGGAGGTGGAATATTATGAAATGCTGCAAAAGCTGCAAATGGTATAATAATCAATAGTAGAATAAGAGGAATCGGAAGAAATTTTAACATACTATATATCTACACAAGCCACATATAAACTTTAGCAATTACACTTATCTTCGCATTCGCAATCGTCACAGTCACAGCTTTTATGACTTGAACAATCGCAATTATCACAATCACATTCAGTCATGTTTCTTTATCCACCTTTTGTCTCCATGTAGAGGACAAAGTAGAGACCTAGTGTTATCCTTACATTCGCATTGACTTTCAATCTGACTAGCTTTTGCCTTTCCTTTTTTAGATGTGGGCTGACCGTTACCCTCATTACTTGCTTCTATATCGTATTCTGGGGTACCATTAGGTTTATCTACCATGATTAGTGATAACTAAACCAACATATAAAGTTATTTATTTATTTATTTATTTAATAATATATTTGACCAGCTTATGATTATAGAGTATAGATAGTTAAGTATATATAAGGTATATTACATATAACATGGATTAGTGTGGTGTGAGTGTGCACAGAGTTCTATATCTGCGAAGATAGAGTCTCAGACCCGTTTCACGCGCGGGCACTAAAATTCTTAATATATATAGATGCCCTACATGTCATACATCTAACATAATTACCTTCTTCTCCTACTAAACAATCAAAGCTATGTACATGCTTCATTCTTCTACTTCTTCGTCTTCTTT